AGAAGGGTATTTTATGGCAAAGTTTTTGGGCAAGCACGAGTCGGGTTCGGCTGAGTGGTTGGCGTTGCGTGAGGGTGAGGCGGTTGTGACCGGCACTCTTGTTGGGCAGATTTTGGGTTTGAATCCGTGGGAGTCTGCGTTTACTGCTTGGGCTAAGGCCACTGGGAAGATTCCTAATGAGGTGAAGCAGTCGTTGGCGATGCGGTTTGGTCAGGTGTTTGAAGACCCGATAAAACTTGTTTGGTCTGAGCTGAATCCTGGTTATGAGATTGTGAGCGATGTTGGCACTTGGGCGCATGACGAGTTTGATTGGGCTAGGGCGAATCCTGATGGGTTGCTGATTTACCCTGATGGCACTAGCGGCATTTTGGAAATCAAGACCAGTCGTGTGCCGTTCGATGAAGTGCCACCACACTATCGGGCGCAGGTGCTTTGGTATTGCTTTGTGATGGGTGCGACTAAGGCGAAACTGGTGGCGTTGTTTGCTGGCAACGATCTGCGCGAGTTCGACATCGAATTTGACCAGTGGGAATTTGATGCGATGTTCGCGGCTGTTGAGCGTTGGCGCGACTGTGTGCTGAACGACACCAAACCCGACTGGGATGGGTCTGCCAGCACCTTTGAAACGGTCAAGGCCATCAACACTGGCACAGCTGACACGGCTGTTGACCTGGGCGATTTGGGTGTTCATGTTCAGAACGCACAATCAAACTTTGACAAGGCGGCTGAGTTGCTGACAGAGTTGAAGTCGCGCACCATCGATGCCTTAGGCGAGGCCAAAACTGGTTTCGTTGATGTCGGTGGTGAGCAGTATGTTGTTTGCACCAGAAGCGTGAATCGCAATGGTGTTGTTTCACTAACTATCAAGAAGGGTAAAAATGTCTGAGAACATTTGGGAATCACAGCTGGAAATCAACAAGATTTGCGACAAGCGAATTGCGTTGTTGGATCAGCAGTTGTCTGCGGTGACTGCTTTGGTTATTCGCCAGGGTGAGTTGTTGCAGGAGTTGGCTAAGTTGGCTGCGCCGACACCACCGGCTGACTCCACGGCAAAGCACCGTGCGAGTGACATTGGTGAGATGTAATGGCACAGTTCAATCTGGCCGATTACGAAACCGTTGAGCAACGCCATGCCAGAGTCATTGCACAGTTCCCCGACCTCCGCAGCATCATCATCAATCACACAACACCGGCTGACCGTGCTGTTGGGATGTGGGTGGTTGAGGCGCGAGTGTATTTGAACGCAGCAGACCAGGCAGCTGATTTGCCGAAGGCTACTGAGTGGGCGTTTGAGATTGATGGTGCTGGTTTGGCTAATAAGACCAGTGCGTTAGAGAACGCCTGCACATCAGCTTTGGGTAGGTCTTTGCGGTGGGCTTTGGGTGGTTCTAAGGGTGCTAGTCGTGAGGAAATGTCGAAGGTGGCTGCTGGTAAGACACCATCGAAGCGCGACTGGTTGGCTGAGGCCGACAAACTAGCATTGACCTATGATGTTGACGGTTTGCGTTTGTTATACACCGATGCGGTGGCCGCTAAGGTTGCGCCTGAAATCTTGGAAAAGATAAAGGCTTATGGATCAACGGCTAAACCGTAAGATTTTGCTGGCTTCGATTGTGGAGTTGCAGGAAACGATTGCTTGGGAATTTTGGCATGGGTCTGCTGACACTTGTGAAGTTTTGTTGATTACTCAAAGGGAAAGGTTGCAGCGTGTTGATAACACCGGACATGGTGATTCAGGAATTGCAGAGATTGACAACGGAAGCGGCGAAAGCGCCACAGGCGATTTATGAAGCTGAGAAGAAGTTGGCTGAGGCCGAGTTTGCGTTAGAGCGTGGGTTCAATTTGGCGTTTATGAACGCTGAGGGAACTGTCGCTGATCGGACTGCGTTGGCGAAGTTGGAAACAGGCCAGTTGCGGCTTGATGCTGACATTGCCAGGGCTGAGTTGAACAGGGTGCGGAATAAGGCTAAACAGTTGGCTGATGCTGGTGTTTTGAACGCCACTATTGGTCGGCAGGTTGAGCTGCTTTTCAGAACCGGTCACTAGCATTGGGTTATGCCTATTAGTCAGACCTGCGGGTTTTGCGGTTCATCGTTTGAGGTGGCTGGTGCGCGTGAGGTGGCTTTGTGGCGTGAGTGGGTGTCGAAGCATCGGTGCGAGGTTACGCCTGATGTGACTGAAACACCGATTATGACTTCGGCGGAAACTTCGTTTGAGCGTATTGGGTTTCAGATGAAGTCGTTGAACATTGAGTTGCCTGATAAGCCTGGTTGGGATGATGAATAGGCGCGAGTTCGACAAGCTGCTGGCTCGCGACAAGCATTGTTTGCATTGTGGGAAGACTGATGACACGCTGATTCCGCAGCACAGGGCTAACCGTGGGTTTGGTGGTGCAGGTCGCAAATCTGTGTTGAATTTGCCGTCAAATCTTATAGTTTTTTGTGCTGAGGCTAATGGGCTGATTGAGTCGGATGCGGTGTGGGCTGACCGTGCCAGGTTGTTTGGTTGGAAGTTGTCGCGTTGGGCTGATCCGACTGCAACACCGGTTTATGACTTGCCGAACGCTGTTTATTGCATTATTGGCGATGACTGGTCTAGGGTGGAGTTACACAATTTCGGAAAAGGGTATTTGACGAATGAAAATCGGAAGTCTTTTTAGCGGCTACGGTGGCCTTGATTTGGCTGTGCAGGAAGTGTTTGGCGCACAGGTGGTTTGGCATTGTGAGTGGGAAGATGCGCCGTCTGTGGTGTTGGATGCTCATTGGCCTGGTGTGCCGAATTATCGTGATGTGACCAAAGTGGATTTCTCACAGGTTGAGCCTGTTGACATTTTGACTGGTGGGTTTCCGTGTCAGGATTTGTCGGTTGCTGGTAAGCGTAAAGGGTTGACTGATGGCACACGGTCTAATTTGTGGTTTGAGTTTCACCGTGCCATTGTTGAACTTCAACCGAAGTTTGTTGTGATTGAGAATGTTAGGGGTTTGTTGAGTGGTAAAGCACATAGCGAGTTGGAATGCGAAGTTGCAGGTGTGGGGTTCGATGGATCACAGCCTGTTCTCAGAGCGATGGGTGCTGTGGCAGGAAGTTTGGCCGAAATCGGGTATGACTGTCGATGGGTCACTGTTCGAGCTAGCGATGCCGGCGCACCTCACAGGCGAGAGCGAGTCTTTATCCTTGCCAACGCCAAGCACACAGGATAACTCTGGCAAGTGTCGTGACCACGGTGGCGATTTGTTGCACGAGTTCATTTGTGGTTGTGCTAGGTCTGAGCGTAAAGATGTTGATGATGAGTCTTTGATGCGAACACCATCTGTTGTTGATGGAACTGGTGGGGCTATTAGTGAGAAGCAGGCGCGTGAGCGTGGTCGCATGGTGAAGGTTGCTGATCAGGCTGCACAGTTGGCTTTTGAGAATGGTTTGCCTGTGTCTGAAACAATTGCGGATAGTTTGTTGCCGACACCTACTTTGGGTCATTTGCGTAATCATGATGAGCCTGTTGAGGATTATTTGCAACGCCGTCAGGATTTTGTTGATGGTCGCACTAAGGGGATGCCTGGGGCTAGTTTGGGTGTTGCTGTGCGGATGGAAATGTTGCCAACGGTCACGACTCAGGATGCCAAGAACACTGGTGGGCCTAGTCAGTTTGACCGAAACACTTTGCCGCTGAACACACAGGTTTTGAAAATGGAAGTGTTGCCAACACCGTTGGTTGATGATGCTAAGAACACAGGCCACAATCAGACACGCATCAAGACCTTAGCGAGTGAGGTTTGGGAAACTGAGCGCACAACTAATTGGGGCAAGTTTGAGCCAGCGATTCGCCGGTGGGAAGCCGTCACCAGACCAGCACCTGCACCAACGAAACCTGATGGCAAGGATGGCAATCACCGTTTGAGCAGCTTGTTTACGGAGTGGATGATGGGTTTGCCTGTTGGTTGGGTGACTGGTCATGGGTTGAAGCGTAATGATGAGTTGAAGATGTGTGGCAATGGTGTTGTGCCGCAGCAGGCTGTGTTAGCGTTACGCTATCTTTTGCAAGATGTAGAATTAGAGAAGGCCACCAGCGAGAGCTGATGACCTTCACCGATAATCGACCTATCGGCAGTTCCTAGAATACTAGGTTTGCCGGAGAAAAGGCAGTAAAAATGAGCATTGAAGCTCTAACAGTTGTTCTAAATCACTCGCAGGCAAAAGGCGCAGTCAAACTTATTTTGATTGGCATTGCTAATCACATCAATCCCGATAACGATGGTGCTTGGCCTAGCCAGGCTAAGTTGGCAAGTTACGCCAACTGTTCTGAGCGTTATGTTCACGATGCCGTCAACGAGCTTGTGGCACTGGGCGAATTGCGAACCGAAGTCCGCGGTGGTAAGAGTCGCGGCGGCAACAAGTCAAATCGCTACTGGATCAACATTGCCTGTCCTGAGAATTGTGATGGCACGACAAACCACCGAATAATCGAACCAGGAACTCTGTCGCGCGAAACCCTGAACTCTGTGCAGGAAACCCTGAACTCTGTCGCACATACCCTGAACCCTAGTTCAGATGAACCGTATATAGAACCTGAAATAAAACCTTTAAAAGAACCTTTGCAAAAAAGGCAACATTTACTAAATGAATCTTGGTTACCTGATGACCGGCTGATTGGAATGTTTGTCACTAAATGGCCTTTGCTGAACATGAGCGAACAGACCGAAGCGTTCAAGCTGCATCACATGGCAAAAGGCTCAAAGATGGCTGATTGGGGTTTGGCTTATCAGAAGTGGATGAATCAGGCTCAGAAGTGGGCTGCCGATAAACAACCAAAAGACCAGGTGCGCAAAATTGTTGGCGATTTCTGATGGCCATTGAACTGAACAGAATTTACAACGAGAACTGCGTTGACACTATGCAGCGCATGGAATCGGGTTCGATTGATTTGGTTGTGACTTCGCCACCGTATGACAACCTGCGCGAATACAACGGCTACGAGTTTGACTTTGAAGCAATAGCGGCAGAACTGGTCAGGGTTATCAAACCAGGTGGCGTGATTGTTTGGGTTATCGGCGATCAGGTCATAAAGGGTTCGGAGTCGGGCAGCTCATTTCGCCAGGCTTTGCACTTTATGGATTTAGGCCTTAGTCTGCATGACACGATGATTTATGAAAAGAACTCGCCAGCGTATCCGGCCAGAGCTGACGGCAACCGTTACACACAGATTTTTGAGTTCATGTTTGTTTTAAGCAAGGGCAAACCAGATGCGCAGCTGATTTGTGACAAGCCGAATAAGTGGGCTGGCTTCAAAGACTTTTCGGGCAAACTCAAAAACCCTGTGCCAGACTTTTCGCCACGCAATAACATTTGGCGTTATGTGACTTCGTTCAATGGTGTGAAGCATCCTGCGCCGTTTCCAGAGGCTTTGGCGCAAGACCACATCGTTACTTGGTCTAAGCAGGGGCAGACCGTGTATGACCCGTTTATGGGTTCGGGAACGACTGCGAAAATGGCGTTGCTCAATGGCCGAAACTTTATTGGGTCTGAGATTAGTGCCGAATACATGGCCATTGCAAACAAGCGGATTGAGAACTTAGATGTATGAGCAAAACGCCGAAAAAATCTTTCTAGGCGCAATCCTTCTCAGCGGCGGCGCGGTCTTAGATGACTCTCACCTGATCGCCAGCGACTTCTCAACAGATAAGCACTCAAAGATTTTCGCAACTATGGTGCAGATGCGCCGCGATGGTGAAGGCATCGACACGCTAACGGTTGGGTCGAAGATTCCTGAGCTGTCAGCCTATTTGCATGAGGCCACAGCAGAAACACCAACCTGGCAGAACGCCAACTTTTATGAGCAACTAATCCATGACCGGAACGCTCGTTGGGCTTTGGTGCAGGTGGGTCACGAGTTGCAGGCTGCCGGTAACGCCATCGATTCTGATGTGGATGTTGCGTTAGATCGTGCTGGCGACAAGATTGAGCAGGTGACTGTTGGCAGGTTGCGGTCTGAGGTTGAGTTTGTGAAGGACTTGATTCTGCCAGCGGTGGATAATTTGAACAGCGCACCTGACTTTGTGCCGTCACAGTGGGGCAAACTAAACGATTTTTTGGGTGGGTTTAGACCTGGTGCGTTATACATTATCGGCGCGAGGCCTGCGGTGGGTAAGTCTGTGGTTGCGGTGAACATGGCTTATCAGTTGGCGGCCACAGGTGCGGTCAGTTTTCACAGCTTGGAAATGTCGAAGCGTGAGATTGTGAATCGCCTGTTTGCGAGTGTGTGCATGGTGAGCATGGATCACATTGAGCAGCGGAAGATGACGGCACTTGATTGGGAACGCATTGCTAAGGGTCGTGAGTTGATGTCTAGGCCGATTGCGATTGCTGATAAGTCGGGGCAGACACTAACGGATGTTCGGGCGTTCGCCAGGCAGGTGAGCAAGAAGCAGAAGTTGGCTGCCATCGTGGTCGATTACTTACAGCTGATGCAAGACACTGAGCGTGGGCGTTCTCGTTACGAGTCTGTGACGGCCATCAGCAACGGCCTGAAAATCTTGGCTAGGGATTTGGATGTGCCGGTGATTGCTTTGGCGCAGCTGAACCGTGCTGTTGAAGGCCGAAAAGACTCAGCACCGAACCTGTCTGATCTGCGAGATTCGGGTGCTATTGAGCAGGATGCCGATGTGGTGATTTTGTTGAATCGTGAACGCGCATTGGATGACGGTGAGGATGACCGGTCAAAGATGGTGTTGCACATTGCGAAGAACCGTCACGGCAGAACAGGCCATGTTGCGCTCAGGTTCGAAGGCGTGTTTGCTCGTGTCGTTGAAAACCAGTAATCTAGCGGTGTGGAAGACAACCAGGTTCAGTGCCGCAAATGCGGTTTCATTTGGGTCGTTATTCCTAAGAAGAAACACACGGCGCAATACTGTGCGAGTTGTCGGGCTAAACCAGCAAAGCAGGTGAAATACAATGGCGAGGCGTGTATTCCGTGGCATGGTGACTTTGACCGTGAGGATCGGCCTGTGGTTCGCGGCGTTAGGTTTATGCCTGGTGACCGTGTTTGTGGTCATTCCGATTGTGTGGCTTCT